AGGGAATGTTGTAAGACAGTTTACCGCAAGTGGCGCTGTAAACCCTACCTTTGCTCCTACTCAACGAGCTTTTAACCAGAGGATGAGTGGTGCTCAACCAGCAAAGTTGCCTGGCAGATTTGGAAGATTTGCTGCCATTCCAATTATAGGTAGACTTTTTGCTGCTGGTCAACTTTACGATATATTAACAAGTGGACAATCCACTGCACAGATGATTCCTCAAGTTGCTGGAGTATTTGGTGGTTTAGGTGGAGCATCATTAGGAGCATTAGTAGGTGCTACTATGGGAGCCACAATGACTCTAAATCCCCTTGGAGGATTTATCGGTTCTTTACTTGGTGGAGCAGTTGGATATTATGCTGGAGATAAATTGGCAATGGGATTATCTCAATTTATGTTAGGTCAACCAGTTACAGTACTTAGTGATTCCATGAATGAAAGTATTAATAGTGCTGGAGACCCGTCAGGAGTAATGGAAAGTCCAGCTGTGGCCCCCTACGGCCCCCGTAGGGGTGGACGGCGGGGCCCTTCAATCGGTGGGGGGCGTGGTCTCGGCCGGCAAGGCGCTGAAATCACTGGCGGTCGTGGTAAAGTTCTACCAAGTAGTGGTGGGCAAGATGATGTTTCTATGAAACTTAATCCCATAGGAGAAAAAACAGGAGACGCTTTTGTTGTAAACAGTCAAGATAGTATTGATAATTCGGTGACTAACCAAAGTCACCATACATTTGCAACACCTTTATCTCCTATCGATTCAGTATTGGCGATGGTTGGCGTGTCTAAATAAAAAACCCCTGTATTTCTACAGAGGTTTTTGTTATTAGTTTTTCTTATCGTATTTTGCAAACCAACTTTTGTGTCGGTTAATACCAGAAAACTTATCATTCAAAGGTTCAGTTGAAACCTCTGTTACTGGTTGTATACTTTCAATCGCAGAAACCAAGTCATTTACTTTTGAATTGGGCCCTACAGTAATACCAGAACCAACATAGGTTTTCATAAGATTGAGGTCATCACAATTCATGGTAGGTGGATTACTTAGTTTAAGTGTTCCACGTTCAACATTATCACTACACTTAATCGTTACACTGTTTGCACTAGCAGCGGTACTAAAAAGTACCACTGCTGATGCGATCATAATAAAAGTCTTCATCAATTAACCTTCTTCTGCAAGTTTTTCAAAATATGACATAGTGTCATCATCGTCTTCAGTATTACTCATTGATACTGTAGGAGCAGGCTCCTCTTTCGTATCCACTACAGTTGATGTAGAGGGTGAGTCATCAAATGCACTACCAGTTTGCATATCTGTTACATTACCAACTTTGGTAGTACCTGACAGAACCGTATTCAAACGAGTCTGCAATTCATCATAGGACTTGAAGTTAGTAGGAGCAGTAAACTCTGAAAGAGAATATTGTTTTCCCCAAATCTCTTCTAACTTCTCATCATCCTCAGCAAGAGCAGATGGTTTTTCAAACTCTGACTTGTCATAGTTCCAGTAACCATCTACCTTACGTAGTTTCAACTTGAAGTTTGCACCTTCCCAAAAATCAAATGGATTTACTGGAGTCTCATCTTCAAATGCAGGCTGCATTGTCTCCATGACCTTATCAAAGATTTTCTTACCATAACGATAAAGGAATACTTTACCTTCATTCTCTGGATTTGCACTATCTTTGACAACGTAGATGTTGGAGTAGTACTGCAACTTACGCTTCTGTTTACGAGCAATCTCTTTATCAGACTCAACACCAGAGTTCCAAAACTTAGTGTTCAGTTCTGATACTGGATCATTTTGACTAATGGTGGTAAGAGAGTTCTCAATATACCACTGACCAGTTGGGCCTTGAAACGCATGGTTCCAAAGTTTTACCCAAGGAAGTTCTTCACCCTTTGGTGCTGGAAGAAAACGAATGATAGCAAAACCGTTACCAGTTTTATCCATTACAGGTTTCCAGATACGTTCATCAACGTATGACTTCTTTTCTAGTGGTTTGTTTTCTTGTACTGCTGCACCGAGCAGTTTGTCCAAAGAGTTGGACTTCTTCATTGCACTTAACGACATATGTATCTCCTTATGTTATCGTATGTAATTGTATGTTTTATCGTATGTTTAATATATCACAAAATTTTGTTTTTGTCAAGTACCCTAGATTAGTAAAAGTACCTAAATATCCCGACTGAGGATCAACCCAATAAAATTGGATTTGTGGAAACTCATCAAAAACTATCTCTAATTGCTTCATCCAATTAAGCGGACTAAACCCTTTTGCGTTTTCGGGAAAATAATAATCAGTTCCCTTATAGATGTTATTTATAAGTTTGTTTGGAGAGCTTAAATCAAACCCTACCATGTATATTTCTTCTGCTCCCTCTTGACAAGCAAGATGAATTGCAGTTGTTCCAGCTGACCACCCTTTAGGAGAGTCAATATTTTTTATTGTATCTGTTTCTTTTATGTAAGTAATCCAAACACCAACATCCTTACCCATCTTCAATTTTAAATCTTCCATATCAAGATGGGGAAACTGTTGTATTGCAGCTTCAATCTTTTCATTGATTGTAGTAGGGTCTTTACCAGATATTACACATTGACCTATCAATCCGCCGGGAGTTTCATTATGATGTATGAATGCTTCTGGTATATCAAATCCAAATAACATTCCATCTGCTGCCTCTGAAGGTAATGGATTCCAATCTGCAAACCAACATTGACTTAACTTATGATACCCTGATTCATAAATTTCCTGTTGTATGCCGTAATCTATAGCAATAAGATTATTAACATCACCGTCACGATAGATTGCATTACATCCCCATGTAATTACGTCATTATTATGTATCTTATTTTCACTGGGTTTAAACCAAGCTCTAGATTCACCATTACCTAAAACTAAATGTTTAGTCATGTATTTTATCTCGTAGTTCTTGTACACGATTTTCTAATACACTTACAGCAGTTCTTAAATGTCCTGTATCACTCTCTGTGTATCGACTTTTTATTACTGAAATTTCTTCCATCAAAACAATAATCTTATCTACTGATGCAAGATTACTTTCATTACCATTATACATTTCTTAGGGCCTCCCATGAGTTAGGAAATAAGTCTTTGGCTAACTTATCAATTTGGTCTGCAACCATTTGAGTTTCAACTTGAGTATCTGGTTTGCATCGTAGATTGCATACACGAGCAAATGCCATTAGTGTTCCACTCCAATACCATTCAGTATACATTGATTGTGGTAAGACCATTCTAGCCATCTCTGGTGCAATTCCAGCTTTTAACATATTTTTATATGTTTCGTTGCACCATTGATATGTAGAACTTACACCATATTCTATAGTTTCATCAGAAGAACCTTGCTTCTTATTCTCAGCTGCAAGTCTCCATTCTTTTGGTTCATAAAACTCTACTTCTGTATCTACATAACGTCTGGACACTTCATTCCACACCAAACCGACTTGATGTTTAACAAGTTGTCTGGCAACAAAAATAGGAGCTTTAACATGAAATTGCATAGATGCGTGACCAAAAGGACTCCAGTGATCATGTTTTGCAAGATAGTTAATTAACTTTTCATCTTTAGTAGACAACAAACCTTCTAAAGGCCCAGCTTCTGGAATAGAATCCCATTCAGATGTTTTTGAAAATGATACACGAGCAGCATTAACTACACTTAAATCACTTCCCATATGGTCTATTAATTTTACTTCCATTATATATCCTTAAAAATGGTGCCGGCGAGAGGAGTCGAACCCCTGACATGATGCTTACAAAGCAACTGCTCTACCAACTGAGCTACGCCGGCAATTCCACTTATACCCGCTTTTTGAAGCGGTCATGTCTACGAGGCGAATACCCCTTAGGCCATGCTGGTTGGCGTGATGCAAGCTTGGTGCATCTATCCACCAGATTTAAGTTAGACTTCTCTAACTCAGCATTGTCATATTGCAATGCTTTAATTGTATTTTCAAGAGTAGTAACCTTGCTCTCAAAAAAACCTTCTTCCCGAATGGTGGGATTACCATCCAAGTACACAGTGACTTCCATTAGCTGGACTCCTCTATAAGTTTCAATAATTTCATTCTATACCTTTCAGCACGAATTGTCAAGAACCCTTTGTAATTATTCATAAGTTTTTTTACATCAGGCCACACAAAATCATCCCATACTAACTCCTTATTCCATTTCTCACTAAATTCAACAAGTTCATCCAATATAATCATAGTCTCCAAAGAAACTCTTTTACCCAAATACTCTTTGAGCAATATGGGGTGTTGTTCATTCTTACATTCAAAGAGGGGCTCAAAGTTTTTAACAAGTGGTTGCATCTCTTGAGAGAAGAGTTCATAGAACATCTTCTTTCGTTGTAACCAATCTTCATAATTTTCTTTATTGAAATTTGCAATGTATCCCTCACGATTCTTAATAAAATTTGATACAAAATAGTTAAGAACTTCACTATCATTTTTGCCATACTTGGATGCCAATTTAACAAAGAAAATGCGGTCTTTCCGTTTCCAGAAAGAATCTCTAGAAACTTTTGTTTGACCGCTAAATCTATGATAATCATACCCACCTTTAAAGTGAGCTTTCAAAGCACAATACATTAAATATACGTCAACTGCTTGCATCGTCTTTTCTAAAACCGTCTTCTTCTACTCTACGTTCTACTTTATCGTTACTGATACTAGCTGCAATAAAACTTGCAGCTGCAAGCATAGGAATAACATATATCATTTTATCTGTTAAGTATGCTGTAAGATAGGTTGGTAAGAGAACAATAGCTCCCTTTACCAAGCCTTCTTTTAATCCTTTTTTAATTTCCATATGATTTGAGGCTTATGACCCTCAACTTTTAAAGTTAATGAAGGTACACTAGGGTCTGCATCCCTTGGCCCTACTAAATGCCATGTATGTCCATTTTCAATGTCTTTTGATGCTTTATCAAAAAACTCTTGATTGTCTGTTACAAATAATGCACCAAAAAGTGCTATGACTAATACTATTCCCATTATATATCTCCTATACTGGTAGTTGTGCTTGACGAGGAAGGAAATTTAATTCCCTTGCGTTGGCTTCGATCTTCTCTTTAAGACCTTTAGATAGTAAACTGCTTACTGTGTCTGGTTCAATTCCTTCTTTTTTACAATGCCAAAGGACGGCTTCCATGTGTGTAATTCTTTTTTCTTGTGCAATACTCTCTATTTGGAGAGAAAATGTTTTAGTTGTATTCATTTGTATTCCCATTTTTTAATAAGTTGAGGGGCTAACCGTGGCCCCCCACGCATCTATTAGGTGATGACCCCTGCTGCGTCCGAAGTCGATATACAGCAATAAGGTGGTAGGTTATTCTGTTGCTAAGAAACCTACCGAAACTCCATTAACATTTACTGCTTACGCAGCAAGTGCCATAGGTGCAAAGT